CGCATAAGGATGACCGACCTGTTGTTGCTGGGTTGGTGTTCGCCGCTTTCTATGACAATGAAGTGTTGCGACCTGTTCCGGCAATCTATAACATTTCAGCTGATGGCGCGATGCTTCCGATTGACGACTATCCAAAGAACGAACTGTTTCAAATCGATGGTTCTGGTACTGGTTGCATTCTGGTTCATCGCGATGTTCTTAAGGCTATTCGTGCGAAGGCGACTGCGAATCAGGGAACTGACTGGTGTTGGTTCTTTGATGGCGCAATCGAGGGTCGTTGGTTCAGTGAGGACTTGTTATTCTGTCGCAAGATTCTCGCTCTCGGTTTTCCTATCTTTTGTCACACTGGCGCGATTCTTGGTCATCACAAACAGTTCTGGCTGGATGACCGCCATCACGATCAGTGGAAATCTGAAAATAAAATCTAATCTCTCGGGGGTAGTGAATACCCCTGCCACTATCCCCGAGTCCATTTTGAAGGAGTGTTAATGACCACGAATTACCCTAGTGCATTAGATTCATTTGTGAATCCAACTGCGACTGACGCATTGGATTCTGCTACTGTTCCGCATGCTGCTCAACATGACAACATCAATGATGCGATGGCTGCGGTTCAGGTCACTCTTGGGGTGAATCCCCAGGGCGGTTCGGCGACTGTTGTTGCTCGGTTGACTGCCCTTGATTCAACTGTTGCTGGCAAGGCTTCGCTATCAGCTGCTAATACTTTTACAACTGGAGCGCAAACTATTCGCGCTGGTTCTGATGCAACAAAGATTTTGATTTTACAACGCAATAGTGTTTCACAATCGGCAAACATTGTCAGTGTTGTTCAGAGTGACGGCACAACTGAACTTGCTCGTATTAGACCAAATGGTCAATTAGGTGTTGGCACTTTAATAACCAATGCTTTACTAGGATTAAATCAAGACCAAGCAGGCGATAACCGAGGAATTGTTATTAAGGCTGGTGTGACTACTCCAGCTAATAACGCTATCGAGATTTTACCCCTAGCAAGTAATACGGCAGTTTTATCTGTAACTCATGGTGGCAATATTACGACCGCTGGAGATATAACTTCGACAGCCACAACAGGTTCAGTTACAGCAGGATTATTAAACGCAACCGTCGGAACGGTAACCTTAGGAACGATTAGTGATAACTCAAGAATTGGCACAATAAATCTATATAACGGCTCAGATGGCGGCAAGAGTCAAATTTTCCCTAGAACGGGCACATCAGCAACAACGATAAATTATTTGCCAGTTACTTCTGGAACTATCGCAGCACTAAACGACATAACTACTGACAATTTGACTGGCACATCATTACCAAATGTTACCTCCGTTCGAGGTACAACAATCCCAGCGTCATCAACTTTAATTACTTCGGCAACAACATCATTACCCAATATTACTTCGGTAAATGGTTCCACTATTCCAGCATCAAGCACTTTAATTACTTCGGCAACAACATCATTACCAAATGTTACTTCGGTAAATGGTTCAACTATTCCAGCCTCAGCAACTTTGGTGACATCAACGGCTTATCGTCAGTCACAACACACACCATCTGGAAGTGTGGATATTGTGCCTAGGTATCAAGTTTCAGGCACTAGGGCAATGACATCTGGAACGATGTATTTCACAGGGTTCACACCAATAGCAGATTTGACTTTGACTAAAATCACAACAGTCATCACAGCGGTGACTGGTGCAACATCATTTCAGTATGGGTTGTTTTCTGTATCAGGAACAACTGTCACTTGTATTGCTTCAACTGCAACTGGAACACCGGCAACTGGTCTTTTGGAATTGTCGTTTGGTAGTAGTCAATCTATGACTGCAGGCTCAAACTATGCGATTGGTTTCCTTGCAGTCGGTGGTACTTCAGTAACTGTGGCTGGTGTAACTGTTCAAGCTAACCTTGTTTTGCAGGGCAACGGAACTGCTGGAACAGTTTTGGCACCATTGTTGGCTGCGTCATCCAATAGCACCACTTTAACTTCAATGCCAAGTGCTGGTGCAACAGTGGCTTTAGGTGTCGGCAATACTGCATCATTTGCTTTCGCAAGGCTTAACTAATGTCAGTTTGTCGCTCGGGTTGCCCGACACAAGATCATGAGTCCTATGGCGATTGCCTTCAGTCAGCGAACATCGCGATTGACAAAACATCTTTGAAAGTGAAGTGACATTGTGGTTGCGCAAACTTCTATGAGTCCTCGCGTTGTCACTGCAACTGTATCGCAAGGCACAAAATACAACCAACAATCTGTTGCCTACAATGCAAACATTGCTTACAACCAACCAGCGGCAACAAATGGTTCGGCAAGTCCTAGAACAGTTTCTAGTGCATCTATGAAAGCGAGATAGTCGATGGCTTCTTTTGACCTTGGTGATGTTGTTGCCCTTGGCATAACTATCACCAACAGTTCTGGCACTGCGCAGAATGCGACGGCAGTTGTCTGCACTGTGACTTTGCCTGATGGCACTAGCGCAACACCGACTGTCACTAATTCTGGTGCTGGTCTTTATGACATCGCCTACACGCCAAGCCAGTCGGGTCGTCATGTGATTCGTTGGGTTGCTACTGGTACGAATGCGAGTGCTTTCACTGACGAGTTCACTGTTCGCGATTTGACGACTTTGCCGGTGGTGTCCTATGACATGGCTCTTGAGCATCTAAACATTCCAGCGGCTTCTGCTAACCAGGAGGAAATCCGTCGGTTCATCGATGCTGCGCAGGACTTGGCTGAGAACTATGTTGGCGCAGTTCTTGGTCGCCGAACGATTACTTCGGAACTTTATGACGGCAACACTGATGTTTTGCGCCTTCGTAATCCTCGCGCTATTAGTATCACGAGTGTTTATGAGAACGGCGATTTATTAGATTCGAGCCAGTACCTTCTCGATCCGACAGGTCAGCGACTCTACCGCTTGACTACTTCGAGCCTGTCATCGACAACTTATGGTGCGTATGGCTATTGGGCAGCAGGGGTTAGTTCTGTGTCGGTGACTTATGTTGCTGGCTACACAGTTACACCGCCAGCAGTTCAGCAAGGTGTGTTGGAAATCCTTCGTCACCTATGGCAAACCCAGCGTGGCACTGTCAATGTGATGAGCCGAACTGGCACTGGTGATGACTTCTACACTGGCGCAACCTATTCGTTGCCTCGTCGGGCGATGGAACTTCTCGACCCTGCAAGTTTGCCTGGGCTGGCGTAATGGCGACCACTGCCCTGCCACAGGTCATAAACGGCATTCTGACGGCTTTTAACGCTAGTGCTGGTCTTACAGGTGTTCGCATCTTTGACGGCCCTGAGATTGACGCTAGTTACCCTGGCGACTTTATCGCGGTCGGTCATGACGGTAGCGAGGATGGCGAAGTTTCGGTTTCAAATGTGACTCAATCTTTCGAACAACTCGGCAACTTGAAACAGTTCGAGGATGGCACTGTCGATTGTTGGCTTGCGACTTGGGATGGCGGAACAAGTTTGTCTGACCGTCGCGCTCGTGTGGCAACATTGCTCTCAGCTGTGGACACTGCTATTCGCGCCGATGTTTCCCTTGGTGGGGCTTGTATCTATTCAAGTTTAAGCAATCATCAAATGAGTTACATCCAAGCGAACAACGGAGTTGCCATCTCGGTAACTTTCACCATCGATTACCGCGCCAGAACTTAGGAGTTACTAATGGCAAAAATAAAGAATGTCTGCCCACTAGGCGACTTGTATGTGCCGGAACTTGGTTTTGAAATCAAGTTCGGCGAAACAGTAGAAGTTTCAGATGAGATGGCTGCTCGAATGCTCGAAGCGCCTTTCAACTGGAGTTCAGGGGATAGCAAGAAATCATCACCCGATCCAGTCGCAACGACTGAAACCCAAGAGGAGAAATAACAATGGCAATCGGTTCAGGCATTGGCTCGTGGCTAGGCATCAAGAAGGAATCATCTTTCAACACTGCTGTCACAGTTGACCGTTTTTATGAGTTCAATAGTGAAAGTGCAAAATACACCAAGAACACTGTTGTTGGTCAAGGGCTTCGCTCTGGTGGTTTGACTCCTCGTGCGAATCGTCGCGTTGTCACAACCTTCATGGGTGAAGGTGACTTCGAAGTTGATTTGCCGACTCGCGGTTTGGGCTTACTTCTTAGCCTTGCGACTGGTTCAGTTCCAACAGGAACATTGGCTAGTGGCGCTTACACTTATTTATTCACAGCGCAAGATTTACTTGGCGACAGTTTCACAACTCAGGTCGCTGTTCCTCAATACGGTGGCACGCTCACCTACAAGACTTTAACTGGTTGCAAGATGACTAACTTCGAACTCTCTGTTGGTGCTGGTGACATCGCCAAGGGTAAGTTCAGTTTTGACTCAGCAGGTTTCACAAGCGGTTCATCAACTTCGGCCACGCCTGCTTACAGCAACTATGCGACAACGAACTTGTTCCACTTCGCGCAAGGTTCAATCACTGACAATGTTTCAACAACTTATGCCAACATCAAAGACTTCAGTCTGACTGTTGACAACTCGTTGAAAACGGATCGCTTCAACCTTGGCTCTGCCGGTGCGAAGGCTGAACAAATCATCAACGGTTTCCGCACCATCTCAGGTAAGGTAACTGCCGAGTTCACTGACACTGTTCTGCTCGATAAGTTCATTGCTGACACCACTGCTGGTTTGAAACTAACTTTCACCGGCGCAACTGCTGGTTCAACCACTGAACTTCTAAGCATCACACTTCCAGCTTGTAAGTTCGATGGCGATGTGCCAATGGTTTCAGGCCCAGGCGTTATCGATGTTTCGTTCGGTTTCACTGTCTATGACAATGGCACTGATGAGCCTTTCACAATCACTTACCGCACTTTAGATTCAACGCTTTAATCATGTTTCGCGATAGTCAGCGCGAAGTTGAAAGTCAAGACTTTCGCAATTTCTACATGTTGACTCGCAACATCGATAAAAAGATTCTGGCTAACGCAAAGAAGTCGCTCAAGAAGGCTGCGCAACCTGCGGTTGTTGAGGCCAAGCGAGCAGTTCTTGCTACACCTTCCGAGGCGCATCATCATTTTGAAGGTGCGCCTCGACCAAGGTTGAGCCTGCGAGCAACGATCGCGGCCTGCATCAAGGTTGGTTTCAAATCCACTAAGAAGTCTGCTGGCGTAGTCATCAGGGTTGATGCTAGACAGTTTGCCAAATTAAGCGAAGCCGGTGGGCGCACTGGTAACAAGATTGGCAAACTTCCTCGCTATGTCGAGGGGCGCATTAAGCGTTGGAAGCATCCTGTGTTCGGACAGAACATGGACAAACCAGCGGATTGGCCGATTCAACAATCACATCCGTTCTTGCGTAAGTCAGTTATGAAGCACAAGACAGAGTTTGTTGAAGCAATGGCTCACGCTGTTGATGATGCTTTCACAGAACTAAAGAAAAAGGGCTACTAAGTTCAAACTAATAAGGGGTAAAAATGCCAGTAAAAATCAATGACAAAATCTACAACCTGCCAGGTGATAACGGTGAGCGTGGCATCACGATGGGTGAACAAAATCTGGTCGAACGCCAGTTCAAGAAACCTATTGAAAAGATGTTCGCAGTTTTCAACATCTCAGCAAAGGCTCGCAAGTCTTTATCTGAGGAAAAGCAAGACGAGTTGGAAGTTGCTTCTCGCGAAGTATTTCTGGCAATGGTCTGGATTGCTCGGCGCAGGGCTGGCGAGAATCTCACTTTTGATGAGGCTGTCGATGTTGAGGTCGAGTTGCTCGATGTTGTGGAGAACGATGCCGACCCTTTAGGGGATCAGGCAGAACAGTCAACGACAAAGTCCTAAGCAACCTGCCTTTGCTCATGCACACCTATCCAGGCATTACGCCTTGGAATGTGTGGGATTTAACCAGTCAAGAGTTTGAATTGCTTTTGGCTTCCGCAAAATCTGAATAGGAGTTTTCATGTCACGAACAACCGACTTGATGGTGAACATCTACGGTAATGACAAGAGTGCCAGCAAAACTCTCAAAGGTGTCGGCAAAGAAGCTGATACCGCTAGCGACAAGTTCAAGAGAATGGGCAAGGTTGCCGCCACTTCTTTTGTAGCGGTTGCTGGTGCTGCGGTTGCGTTCGCGACTTCAGCTGCGAAGGCTGCTGTCGAGGATCAGAAGTCGCAAAAGATGTTGGCCGCTTCTATCAAGAACACTGCCAAGGCTACTGATGCGCAGGTGAAATCCACTGAGGATTTCATCACCAAGATGCAACTCACTTATGGCATCGCCGATGACAAGTTGCGACCAGCGTTCTCGACTTTAACTCGAGCAACTGGTGACTTGACTGAATCGCAAAACTTGATGCAAGTTGCGATGGATGTTTCTGCCGGTACTGGCAAGGATTTGTCTGCGGTTTCTTTGGCGTTGGCTAAAGCACACAATGGGAACATTGGCGCTTTGACTCGTCTTGGTGTTCCGCTAGATAAAGCAATCATCAAGAATAAAGATTTCAAGGGCGCACTCGAAGTTCTAACAAAAACTTTCAACGGTTCTGCCAAAGAGGGTGCGAAAACTTTCGCAGGCAAGATGGACATTGTTAAGCAAAAACTTGGCGAAGCCAAGGAACAAATTGGTTATGCGTTGATGCCTATTCTCACAACGATGGCAACATACTTGACGGATACTATCGTGCCGAATGTTCAGGCTTTCGTTGACGGTTTAACTGGTGTGAAAGATGGCAGTGATGGTGCGCATAGTTCACTTAAAGACTTAGGCGAAAAGACTCGAGATTTTTTCAAGTTCATAGGCGATCACGAGGAAATGCTTAAACGCATTGGAACAATCATTGGCGCAATCTTTATCGGTACGAAAGCCTCGGCTGCAGTTAGCGCAATGACATCGGCTTTGGCCTTGCTTATTCCTTCTTTTGGAGGAGTAGCAACAGCGGCAGGTACGGCAGCAGCAGCTGAAGCCGCAGCCACTGGCGGTGCTTCGTTAGCAGTAGCCGCACCAGCCATTATTGGCATCGCAACTGCTTTGGGTATTGGTGGACTTGCTGCCATGTATACCTGGAAAGGTAGCAAGTCTGGCGGTAAAGATACGGCCAAAGCCTTGTCAGCCATTCGCGCAGGAAAGCCAATAGATTTCTCTGGTTCTGTTACTACAACTAAAGGCGCAGGTGCGCAGGGTGGAAGCAGTGCCGACCTTTTTGGCCCACAAAGAACAAAACTTTACAATGGCACGACTTACATTTATGACGATGTAAAGAAAAAATACTATGTGCCTAACATCTCAGGTAAAAGAGATTATTCGGTTCAGCCTCGCGCTGTTGGTGGCTCTGTTGCTCGCGGTGGTTCATACATGGTCGGCGAACATGGCCCTGAAATGTTCACGCCTTCTGCTGGTGGAATGATTACTCGCAACGAGAATCTGAATGACGCTGTTGGTGGCTCTGTTGCTCGTGGCAGTTCTTACATGGTTGACGAGAATGGGCCTGAAATGTTCACGCCTTCAATCAGTGGTTCAATTACTCGCAATGAGAATCTTGGTGGCGGTATCGGTGAAACAACTGTTCACATCCATGTTGCTGGTTCGGTTATTCACGAGAAGGATTTGGCGGTCACTGTTCGCGATAACATCGCTCAGTTGATGCGTCGTCGAGGACTCAACCCAGCAATTCTTGGAGTGTAGTTCATGGCACTTTATGACGGCGTGAATGCGCCAGTAATCAAAGTGTATTTCGACACCGGCAACCGCAATCAGGGAAAGTTCATTCTGAACTATTCCCTGTTGGGTGGCTCGGATACTCTCGGCACTTACACGCCTTTTTCAACCTTGACTCAACTGCCGACAACTGATGTGAAAAAAATTAGCATCCGTCGGGGTCGTACTCGCGAGGATCAGCAGGTTCAACCTGGCTCTTTGACTTTGACCTTGGACAATACTTCGGGCAACTATGACCCTGAGTTAAGCAAGACAGGAACTGTTACCGCAGCCACTGGCGCGAGTGGCGTTGTCACTTACACCTCAACCAACACTTTGGCAGTTGGCGATGTTGTCACCATTGTTGGCTTGTCGGTTAGCGCATTGAACCTAAAACTTCAAACAGTCACTTCGGTGTCTGGCACTCAGTTCACAGTTGCGAACGCTGCGACTGGCACTTGCTCAGGACAGACTGCGACTTACTATTCAGGCTATGTGAACACCAGCAATCAAAACTTTCTTTACATGGGAACTGGCGTTCGAGTAACGGCAACCATGTCTGGCGGAACTGAATACAATCTTTATACCGGTTTCATTGAGGCAATGGATAAAGACTTATCTCTTGAACCAACTGTCACAATCACTTGCGTTGATGCGATGGCTCAGATAGCGAAACTGCGAACCAACATCGACACCAATAACTTCAGTGACGATGAAGCGGTTAACAGTATTCTGACCAGTGCTGGCTGGAATGGGATTGCTTATTTTAGTTCTTACTATTACACAGTCAGCAGTGTTCCAACTGGTAATGCTTTGGACATGATTGATGCGATTACGAGTCCGCAACTTGGTATGTTTTATGTTGATACTGATGGCAATGCGCGTTGGAGTAATGGTGAGGCTTTCTCGGCAGCTTCATTTGCTATTGCGACTAAACGGTTGACTATGACTGATGCTCGCACCAGCACTGATGTTGTTGAGTATGACGACATCAGCGTTATTGGTGGCGAGAAATACATGCGCAACACAATCAATACCACTAACACCAGAACTGATGGCGTGGTTCAAACAATCACCAAGTTTAACTCGGCAAGCACTGGCAGGTTCGGCCCTGTGGCTGCGGATGCGACAATGTATTTCATTGCCGCAGATGCTTCAACGGCAACGCAGAATCTTGCTGACCAGTTTGCGACACCAAAATACCGAGTCGACAAAATAGGTTTCGATTGTGTTGGATTCTCATCAACCCTGTGGAACAACATTGTTCGAACAGATTTGGGCAGTGCGGTCATTGTAAAGCGCACACCAATCTACACATCTGAATTGACTTACAACTGTTGGGTTCAAGAAGTGACCCACGACATCACACCAAACAACTGGCGAATGTCTTTGACATTGAGTCCAGCAACCTAAGGGAGTAACTAATGGCAGCAGGTTTTCCAGCAAAAACTTCATTCACTGATGGTTCGGCTTTGCCGGCATCAGACTTGAATGACCTTGGCGGAACGATTAATAAGATTTACAACTCGACCTATTATCCAAACCAGTTGAGTTTGACTTCGACCAGCGACTCGGTGCTTCGACCTTTACCGTTCGCAACATCGACTGATAAATACAACTACACGACAAACATCGCCTCTGGTGCTGCCACTTCGGTGACTTTCACTTTTACTCGATCAACTCGATTCACACAGATTCCAATTGTCACCGCGACTGCTGAAGTCACTGGCTCGGTTGCTGTCTATGCTGCCTGTTCCACTGCCAGTGTTTCGAAAACAGGTTTGACGGTTCGTGTCTACAATGTCGGCGCGAATACAATCACCAACACTTACATTCACTACCACGCCATCCAAATGACGGATGCCGCCGCCGATAACAACTAGGGGAACTAATGCCTAACATCAACCTAACCTGCCACACCGAGGAATGCCCGAATGATGGATTCACAATTGTTTTCACTGATCCTGCCGACCTTGTTATCTGTGGCGGATGTCATCGAGAAATAACTGACAAGACACCAGCCGACACTAAGGAGTCCTAATGGCTATCACTTCCGCACAATACACAATCACCACAACGGCAAGTCAAATTGTTGCTGACAGTGTCGCAGCTGAGGAAGTTCACCTTCACACTTCAGGTGGCTTGCTCTATGTCGGCGATGCTGGCGTGACAACTTCGAACGGTTTACGCCTAGATTCTGGCGACAAGATAACTTTCAACACTCATGTTGGCCCAATGTACGCAGTGACCAACACTGGCTCGACCACTGTTTATGTCGCGGTGATTGAAAAGTAATGAACAACATCTCTATTCCTGATTGGGTTTCAACTGTTGCCAGTGGTCTTGCGATTGCTGGCGTATTTGGCGCAGTCATTTCTCGCCTAGTCAAGTCCTGGCTTCATGATGCGATGGTGGAACTTCGACCAAATGGTGGCGGTTCAACTTATGACCTAGTACGCAAGGCCGCTCGCGATGCGGAACGCGCAGCGTTCGCCGCGGAACGCGCTTGCGATCAGGCAATGGATGTTCGCGAACAAGTGGACACAATGATTGAACGAGTTTCAAACCTTGAGCAAACGGTGATTTCGTGGACACCGAAAAAGACTGCGCCAAAACTACCAGCCAAGAAGTCGAACCCAAGAGGAGTCAACAATGTCGAAAAGTAAATTCACAGGACTTCAAGCTTATGGTCACATGAAGCACCTAATGTTGAACCACATCAGCGGTGTTCAGGGTCGTTGCCATGCAACTTGTCAGAATGCTTGGGGTTTGCCAGTGAAGTATGCCAGCGCAATCGATGCTTGGAATCATGTTCCTGCGAAGGCTCGTCATACTGACCCAACGAAAGCACCGATTGGCGCACCGCACTTCTTCGATGGCGGTCAATACGGCCATGTCGTTTTGCAGTCTGGCACTAAGGGCATGGTCATTGGTACGGATGCACCGACCAACAACTATGTTGGCGAAGTTCCATTGACTTGGTTCGCTACTCATTGGGGTAAGAAGTATCTCGGTTGGGCGAGTGTCTACAACGACACAGTCCTTCAACTCGACAATATGCCCAAGTAAGGATTCACAATGAAAACAAAGATGCTCATCAGTTACCTGCAAAGCCTGTTGGCAACAGCGTTGACCGCTGCCCTTGCCATTGGTAAGTCGCCACTAGATTTCACCAGCGCCGACCTCAAGATGATTGCGAACTCTGTTTGGGTTGCTTTCATTCCTGTTGTTATTCGCGCACTATCAAAGAACGACCACGCGTTCGGAGTGAATGCGCAATCTGGCAATCACTTGGATGTTGTAGTTTCAGAACAGCACTAACTCTCAAGCAAAGGACTAGCAGGGGCATGAGTTTAAGCAACGACCTTTTGACACTAGCTGACAAGCCTTCGCCAAGGCATTCATGCCTAGTGCGAACTATTCTTGGCAACCTTGACGACATCGATCGTGAAGCACTGATGGTCACTCTGAACAATCGCACTATCAGCAATGCTGAAATCAGTCGCACACTAATTGCGAACAACATCATGGCCAAGCCTGGCGTTATCGCTAAACACCGCAACCGAGATTGTTCTTGCAATGTCCTTGAGCGATGACCTTGAAACCCTAGCCAAGGCTGGGGCATCAGGTTCAGACATTCGGGCATTGAATACACCTGAAGGCTGGCGACCTCGACTTGAGGTTGATGCCGGTGGTGGTTTCCTAATCTCGACACCGCGCACCGCTGGCGAACTGCCTGATGCTGCCGACCTGTTGGCGGACTTTGATCTTGACCCGAGCCAGTGGATTGTCACTGCGGTTCGGCGTTCGCGTTGGCAACGCTATGACGGCGAGTGGCTTGAGGCTGCTCGTGTTTCGTTAGCACCAGCGAAAGCCATCAGCACTGCCCTTGCGCAGGACACTGAGCAACTTATTTCTGCCCTTATGAAGTGGCGACCTAGCACCCGACAGAAGCCTCACACAGGCTCGCTGTCGGGTTTATTTTGCGTTGGTGACACTCAGTACGGCAAGGATGCTGGCGACGGTACAGACGGCACTATTCGGCGCATGAACGATGGGCTTGAGGCTTCCGTTGGCAGGTTCAAGGAACTGGTGAAATCTGGTCGGGGCATTGGTCAGGTTGTGTTGCCACAACTCGGCGACTGTATCGAGGGAAGCACCAGCCAGCGTGGCGGTGTTCTTGGTCGTTCGGACTTGTCAGTCACTGAGCAGGTGCGAATTGGTCGCAGGGTTCTGTTGAACTGGATTAAGACATTCGCACCACTAGCCGAGTCTTTGCTTGTGCCAGTTGTGCCAGGCAACCATGACGAAGTTCATCGCATTGTTCTCACTGATCCGATTGACTCGTGGCAAATTGAAGTTGTGTCAGCTGTGCAAGATGCCTGCGCTGAGAACCCTGCCCTTGCCCATGTCGCGTTCAGATACCCTGAACGCGATGCGCTGGCACTGGCAATGAACCTCTCAGGCTCGATGGTGGGTTTCGTGCATGGTCATCAGGCTCGCGACTTGCCTCGCTGGTGGGAAGGTCATGCAACTGGCCGAACGCCAGTCGGCGGTTGCGATGTTCTAATCTCGGCGCACTATCACCATTACAAGGTCGCACAAGTTGGGCCAAGACTATGGATTCAAACACCAGCGATGGATGGCGGTTCGCCTTGGTTCAGGAACACTCGAGGACTGGAATCGCCGACCGGCATTGTGTCACTCGTTGTTGGCAAGGATTACGACCCGAGGCGCGACCTCGTAGTTCTGGCAGGAGAAACAAGATGAACACCGCAATCATTGTGCCGAGTAGGAATCGACCGCACAACATCAAAGAGTTGCAAAAGGCACTGACGGACACCGAATCCAGTTCAGAGTTGTTCGTCATTGTTGACCATGACGATGAAACCCTTGAGCAATACGATCAACTAGAAAACAACTTCACCGAGATTCTGTGCTTCGAGCGTGGTCGAAAAGGCATGGCCGACCCATTGAATGCTGGCGCAAGAATGCTCGCATCGTTGAATCGGTTTCATTACTTTATTTTTCTTGGCGATGACCACCGACCACGAACCAAACATTGGGATGAAGTGTGGCGCACAAATCTTGATGAATTAGGCACAGGGCTTGTCTATGGCGATGACTTACTGCAAGGGGCAAACCTACCAACCGCAGTTGGCATGACCGCCGACATTGTCAAAGAGTTGAACGGCATGATTCCTGACGGCTTCGCGCACCTTTACCTAGACAACTTCTGGCTTCGACTAGGGCAAGACCTCAACGCCATTCGCTACCTGCCCGAAATCATTATCGAACACTTGCACCCAATCGCAGGGAAAAGTGACTGGGATTCTGGCTACCAAGAAGTCAACTCCAAAGAAATCAACAACGCCGATGCACAAATGTTCCACAACTACATCAACAGCGACGACTATCGTCAGCTAGTGGAAAGCCTGAGCGTATGAAAATCCTAATCACCGGCAACGCTGGCTTCGTTGGTCGAGCATTCCACCGACACTTCGCAAACCAAAACCACGACATTGTCGGCATCGACATTGTCAACGGCATCGATGCTCGTGACTTCTTTCGAACCGATGACACCAAGTTTGACCTAGTCATTCACCTCGCCGCAGTTGTTGGTGGTCGGCGAATGATTGAAGGTTCGCCACTGGCGTTGGCAGTTGACCTGTCTATCGATGCAGAAATGTTTGACTGG